ACATTGACCAGCGATTTAGTTGACAAGAACAAAGAAACGATTTACCCAGTTGTAAATATTGACTACACTAATAACACGGTGCAAACTGACGTTATATTATTTGGATTCAATATTAAAGCACTGGATCAAAACGATGTTTACACGCGAACAACTGATAGCAAATTGCAAGTTGATACGAATAAGGACGATATTTTTAACGAAACGTTCAATATTTGCCAGCAGTTTATCAATAGCTTCAGACAGTACAACGCACTAAATATTGAAATGGTAAGCGTATCGGCTATCACGGCAATCAAAAACGAAGAGTTAAACGACTTATCGGGGCATGAGTTCAATATAGTGTTATCAATTCCTAACGAGGGCAGTGTTTGTCCAGTAGCATAATGGCAGTAACACAATCAGAAGAAGCACTTGCGCAACAAGTAGTTGACCGAAGCAAGAAAACTGCTCATGTTGATACAGGTGCGTTAAAGCGTTCGATTAACTACACCATTAGAGGGGGTAGGATTGTATTTTTCCAGTTATTTTATGGACAGTATTACGAAAATAGTCAACTGATCCAGAACGCCCAAAGAATAATGAAAGGTATCCCATACATTATTGAAGAAATGGACGAAGAGGGAAATGTGCAGAAAGCACAATACAAAGCGGCGTCTGGTAGATCATTTACAACTCCAGAGCCAAGAGCAGGAAAAAACGCAAGCCGTGGAGCAAAAGCACTGATTGAAAAACTATTAGCACAACGTAGAAAATATGCCGCCGAAAACAACGACAAAAAAGATAATCGAGAGTGAGTTAAACGTGTTGGGTGATAAGATTTATGAAGAAGCTCGTGTAACTTCTCGTAAGTCTAAAGACCGATATAATAAGCAGGGGGTAAAAGTACATATAGGAGGCAGATTGCGTAAGTCGATTAACTACCGTGTAAAATCGCAACGTTTAACAATGAGTCAATTTTACTACGGACAATATCAGCAACCTAACGAATTAATGGTGTCAATTCAAAAACACACACCTGACAGCATAAATGTAATCTCGAAAAATCTAGTAGCTAATATCCTGAAGAATGCAGGAATAACGAATAAAAAGAAATGACAATATCAGATATATCTCAAGTAGCTTTTTGCAATTCCCCAGTAGTTGTACGTATCGATTTATTAAACGATTTTCCTGCTTACGTGCCACCAGAAATTAATACACGTGTGCGGTTGCAGTTGGTTACTTTTGATATTGATGATTCTTTGAACGAGGTCAATGTACATACTCATGTACTGGATAAAGGCAGGATTTCTAATAACGATAAGTATGTAAGTTTCGAAATTCAAGACTATCTTAAAAACGATTTGGTCCGCAAAGATAATCTAAATAACGTTGATTTTCCTGTACTGCTTTATCACAACACCTCACTACCATACGTACAGGGAATGTGTTTATTTTATCGATATTCATATTATGCTTATGACGAAACGACCAGTGTTCCTGCAATCAATGTAACCAACAAAGTAACTACATTAGGTTATCGATGGAGAAACGAACAGAATCCGTTCTATGGCTCATTCGTAGGAAATGCAAATGGATTCAATATCGCACAAAATCCAGTCAAAAAATATGCAGAATACATACCGTACTACGCCTCCCAATCTTTTGCTTTTGGTACTAATCGCACTAGCAATAACTTTATTATCACTAGCCAAGTTGTGCCGTCTGCTGTGGTATGCGTAAAAGAGCCTTTGCTTCTTATCTACCTAGATAGACAAGGACTATTTCAGTACGTTACCACTACAGGAAAGATTGTGATTAATGACGAAACAAAACGCCAAGAAAGCAAGAAAACGCACCGAGATAGCGCAATGATAAATACTGAAAGTACGCACTCTGAAAATATTTCTATTGAGGAGGTGTACCAGACTTATACGGTAAATACTGGCGTGTTAGACGAAAGTATGAATGCATTAATCGAGGAATTGATTTACTCCCCAAAGATATACTTGGTTCGTTTTTACGGTCAGCGTTGGACAGTAGAGCAACAGGGAATCACAGTTGATAATGATATTATAACAATCGACAATACCGACATTACAGTCGATAGCGATACGATTACTTTAGCAGATGTCGGGTATTATTCCACTTATTTACAAGTTCCAGTTAAATGTACTGATAGCGATTTCGTGAGAAAAACGGTAATTAATGACAAAAGGGATATTTCATATACACTGAAATTCAAAGAAACAGCTAGTAAAATAAAAAATCAATAGTATGGAGTTGTGGATAGAAAAAGAAACGGCTGGACAGTACGGAATTATAGATACTTTTATTGATGAAACTGTAATTTTGAATACCAAAACAACGTACACACAGGATATTACAGCGGTTTTTAAAGGCTTTACTAATGATTTTTCAGTAGGAGGAACGCCAAATAACATTAAAATGCTTGGGTATTTCGGATATACCGAGCAATTACAGCCAGCTAATATCCAGAAAAGAGCAAAATTATATCTGAATGGTAGTCTATATAAGCAAGGATTAATAAAAATTCAAAATACTAGTTGGGTAAATGGTAAGCCTTCTTTGTTCTCTTTGGAATTTTCGGACGGACAGCGCAATTTGACTGAAATATTAGGAGAAGATATGCTTTCGGATCTAGGAGGCGACAACGGTAATGTGATTTGGAGCGCAAAAAATATTCAAAAGGGATTGCAGTCGATTCAGACAGGAACAGGAAATGTCCGCTGGTTTATTCCTTTGGTATCAACTGAAAGGATATTTATAATAGACAGCAGAGCGGAAGCTTTGCAAACCGATAATATCGCTTATAACGCAGAAAAACCTATTACAAGCGAAAATGTTTTACTTCCGCAGGAGATAAGACCCGCTATGTTTATCGGCGATATACTTACTGCTATCAATAGTAAATACGATATTAAAATAGATCCCACGCCATACATCGGAAATATATCGCAGTTGACTGATTTAGCCACTATGTGTGTATCTGCTAACGTTGCCGTAAAAGAAGTCAAAGCGAAAATAGATTTTAACTCATGGACATTTGATACTTTTAGAGAAGAGCGATTTAACATTATACCAAAACCAGATATTGACGCTTTTGAATTAAACTACTTAGGATATGAAAACGATGATGCTCATGACGCAACCTTCGACATGATTATACAGTTATGCAAAACAGCATCCAGTTATAAAAAAATATTTGGAAGAAATTTTGTTACATTTGGCGAAGCTGTGAATGTGAATTTTATATATTCAATGGAGGTATGGGAAGTAGACGCACTGGGGAATAAGTTAAAAAAACTTAGCTACTCTGTGCAATCTGGAGCAGAAAGTAAAAGCACTTCTTTGAGAATAAGAATCGGGTTAGATGCGTTTACTCCAGAAGGAGGGAACGCTCCAAGTGCTTTAGTAAAACCGCTTATTGGGTTATTTGTATCGGCTGAATCATTATCCGAGTGGAGATTTACAAACATATTTTTTAATTGGCATACAGAATACTGGAATAAAGGCATTTTGAATAATGTGCAACCACAAGTGGGGCAGATAACATCTGTAAATTTATTCAAAAGCTTGCCAGAAATGAAACTGATAGACTTTGTGAAATCAATTTACACAATGTTTGGATATAAGAAATTTGGGGATAAGGTATTGAATGATTTCTATTACCAACAAAAAGATACTGGCTCAGGACTGCATAAAGGATTGCGAGTTGAAAATGATTTAACAGCTTATGCTGACTTGTCGAAAATGACAAAAAAACCAAATACAAAGTATGACGGTTATAACCTGAAACACGCTACAAGTGAATATCAACAAAATGTTGCATTTCTTGCCAATCCCGCAAACCTCGGGCAGGAATACGGACAGTTAAAATACCCTTTTGTGATTGCTGGGCAGACGACACCTAAGCCAAAGACCGAGTTTAAAATAGAAACAAAATTTACAGCTCCAGTGTTTAATCCTATATTGACAGACGCAGATACGCAAGTATTCACATTTTATCCATTTGGAAGCGAACCAAAATTGAACGATATAGAAACTCGTTTTATTTTTGATACGATTGTAAAGGAGCTGCCAATATTTTATTACAACGGAGTATCCGATATTTCAACGCCTTATGCTTTTGTAGACACTACTCTTAAGCAGTTGAAAGCAATCGGCAAGTATCATAAGATAAGTCATAGAAGCAACCGTATAAAAACAGGAACTGACAATTATATTTCCAGCCTGTTCAATGTGCTGGTAGGTATCGATTACGTGGATCAAAATACATTGTATGCACAAGGTTTTAAAATATTCATTGAAGACACTTTGAGCGGTAAGAAATTGATACATACTATTGATTTATTACTTCCTTCAATAGAGATGCAGAAATTCTCAGACGATCAGGAAATAATAATCAAAGAAACAAAGTATATCGTAATGGAAAGCGACATTACTTTAACTAATGGAAAAACTAAGCTTACACTTTTAAATAAATAATCATGGCAGAAGAATTAGAACCAGTAAGGCAGAATATTGAAATAAACGTTACTGATAAAGGAACGGATGAAGCAACTTCTGACCTCACGAAATTAAACACTACGATAACAGCCAGCACGACTGCAACTGAGAAAAACACCAAAGAGGTAAAAAAATCAGAGGATCAGTTTAAAAGCTACAAGCAACAATTGAAAGAAGCTACTATTGCGCAGCAGAAACTAGCCCAGCAATACGGAGCGACTTCCACACAGGCGATTGACGCAGCGAAAAAAGTCGCTACTATTTCCGATGAGATGCAATTTCAAAAGGATTTGGCAAAGTCTTATAATCCAGACGAAAAATTCAGAGCATTATCTCAAACTGCTGGACTTGCTACTTTGGCATTAGGAGGCGTAAAGGATGGTTTAGCTGCCTTGGGAATTGAAAACAAAACACTAGATAAAATAATTGGTTCGGCACAGGCTATTTTAGGAGTTACCAGTGCAGTATCTGGAATCACAGACGCTTACGAATTATTGACTGCTGCTAAAAAAGCTAAGACCGCCGCTGAAGTTGTGGAAATCGGAACTACTGAAGCATTGACAGTTGCGGAAGGTGAAGCGACAGTAGCTACATGGTCATTCAATGCGGCTCTTTTGGCAAATCCAGCTGTTGCTATTGCTGCTGCTATTGTAGCTTTGGGAGCTGGAATTTACGCTTATATAAAAATCGTTGGAGATGCATCCAAAGAAGAAGAGCGTTTAAAAGTTGCTAGCTTACAATTGTCTGTAGCTATCGATCAGCAAGCAAAAGCGTTTGAAAATAACAGTAAATATCTGTCTGCCCAAAATGCGCATAAGATCGCACTACTGAAAGCATCGGGAGCAAGTGAAGCGCAAATTTATAAAGAAACAAAAGCACTAGCTGAACAGGAATTACAATTAGCTAAAAATTACAGAGCAGAGGCAGTTATTTTGGAACAACGAGCCTATGATAATTTACAAAATGCAAAAAATAACGGTTCTTTAGAATCTACGAAATCAGCGGATGAAGCTTTCCAGAAAGCAAAAGAAAATCTGGAGAAAGCTAAACAAACGGTTTCTGCTGGTTATGATGGATTGATTAAATTGCAACAAGATCATCAAGTCGCTAAAGTACAGGCTCAAACGGACACCGACAACGAAGCTAGAAAAAAAGCACAGCAACAACATGACACGTTATTACAACAGCAGAAAGACGCTAATAAAAAGAGACTAGAAGAAGAAGCAGCGTTTCGTTTAAAAATGATTGAATTGGCAGACGCTAACGAAACGGCAGAAATCGAAAAAAGAATTGCTAATACAGAAGCTCAATCTGAACAGATAGCCAAAGAGGAAGAGGACAGGACGAATGCCGAAATAAAAAAACAAGCTGATAACGATGCTTTTTTTGCAGCAGAATCAGACAAAGCACTCGCAAGAGATAAAGATATTGCAGATAAAAAACTAGCTCAGAAACAAGCGGAAGCTGACGCTTTAAATAGCTTAGGTAACGCTGCTATAAATGCGGCACAAGATTTATTTGGCAAAAACAAAAAAGTACAAAAAGGAATCATTGTTGCAGATGGGGCTGTATCACTTGGAAAGGTAGCGGTAAATACTGTAGAAGCGGTTTCTAAAGATAACGCCGCATCGCCTTTAACATTTGGGATGCCATGGAGTGGCGTGCATATTGCTACTGGAGCATTAGGCGCAGCGTCCATAATTTCTAATACTCAAAAAGCATTACAAGCTGTCGGAGGCGGTTCTGCTCCTTCTGCTTCTGCTGGAGGTGTTCCAGCTCCAAGTAGAAACGTTGCGCAAGTCGGGTTTCAGGGTTCTTCCGAAAATCAGATTAGTAGTGCAATTGCTAAGCAACAAAAAGAGCAACCACCTATACAGGCTTTTGTAGTTTCTCAGTCGGTTACGGATGCTCAAGAACTACAGAGAAAAAAAGAATTAACAAATAGTTTTTAATATATTTGTGATTATTAATCCATGAAAAACATAAAGAAAATGGTAACGTATTTTAACAAAAAAGATTTGGTAGATTTTGGTAATTATTTACTAAGCGAAGAAAGAAAAAGGCTTTTTGAGAACCATCCAGAACCAGTCGGAACGCTAGGAGAAAGGTTGTCAAAAGTGCATCATTCAGATATTGAAAATTTTTTATCAATGAATAGAAAAAAGTAGTATATTTGTAATTGAATCATCCGTGTGAAGTTGCACGGTGCTAAAGTAGGTAGATTTGGGGAAATTGCTAAAAGACCATAGAAGAGACACTCGATTGATTTCGAGCTGTCTCTTTTTTGCTATATGAAAGTCTTAAAATATAAATATAACCCCGAAAAGAAAGGCGTGTTTCGTGTTTCTATAGTCAAAAATCCTGCGGTTGGTGAAGGTGATTTGGTTTTGATGTCTACTATTCCAGACACACAAGAAATCAAAGGAGTTTTTTACTCTCCTGTTATGATACCAGATGTAAAAATCACTCGCATTGATCCAAAGACACAAGAAAAGTATTTGGTTTATTATGATGCCGAAACAGTGGAGCAGTTAGCAAATAATTATTTCAAGCAATGCGGAAACCGTGATACTAATGTAGAGCATGAGGATGACAATACCGAAGGAGTCTACCCAGTTGAAAGCTGGATAGTTAAAGACCCAGAGAACGACAAAAGCAAAGCTCTTGGAATGCCATTACAAAAAGCTGGCACTTGGATAATGGGGTACAAAGCCGACAACCCCGAGGTATTGGAGCAGGTAAAAAATAAATTATTGCAAGGGCTATCAATTGAAGGTCACTTGGATATGGAAGAAGATACGGATAGCCCGATCGCTAAATTTAATAAACACAAAGTTATGAGTAAACCACTTTTGGAAGCCTTAACAGATTTAAAAGCAGTGATTATGTCTGCCATATCTGGAGAGGAAAAGCCAGCTGAAAAAACCGCAGAGGAATTGGCAGCCGAGGAAGAAAAGAAAAAACAGGAAATGGAAGCGACACCGCCAGCGGAAGAAACTCCGCCAGCCGAACCAACCGACATGGAGAAAGAAATGGAAACTATGAAAGCCGAAAACGAAGAGCTTAAGAAAAAAGTTTCTGATCTTGAAGCCGAATTAGCTACTTACAAAAATGACGCTGTACTTATGTCAGCTCAATTGAAAGAAGTTGAGACGGCATTCGAAAGTTACAAGACCGTAAAAATGTCCAGCCAAAGCTTAGGCAACTTGGAAAACAAAAAAGTAGAAAAGCCTTATTCTGAAATGTCTAATGCTGAAAAAGTAAAGTATAACCGTAACAATTAAAAATCATGGCAGACGCTAAGGAAAAAACAATTGAAGAGCAAAGACACGAAGCTCTGACCGCTGAAATAACAGCAAAGAAAAAAGAAATTAAAGAGCGTAAAGCCGAAGAAATCAAAGAAGGCTTCTTAAATCCGTTAGGAGAAGGAACTTCTTACGCTGAATTTCAAAAAGCGGTTGCTGACTCTAAAAAATCAATTGCTGAATATTGCAAGGGAAAACTTGAAAAAGCAACTATTGAGTGGATCGAAAACGAAATTAAACAAATAAAAGAGTAAAACATGGCAGTAGTATTCACAGGTACGAAATTACCTCAAACAGAATTACCTGAAATTCAGCAAGAGCTTTATCAAGACTCTGCTACGTTTCGTGAAAAGTGGGTAGACATTCAAGAAGGACATAAGTCTGGCACTGATGTTTATGAATCCAAAGTTTCAGTAACAGCCAAAGTAGCAACTTCTGGAAAGGTAGTTGCTGATGCTTCAATAACATTGAGAGCTGATAAAACACCCATTACATTAACGTCTATTGAGTTCTCAGACATTGTTGACGAATCTACATTGTTAGACACTCGTTTTGAGCGTTCGATGAAAGCTGGGGCTTACAATAGAATCTCAAACGAATTTGATAACGCCGTATTGCAGCAGGTAACCCCAGCAATTGGGGAGGCTCTGGAAAGCATGATTTGGGACGGTGCAAAATCAGCCACGAAAGTATCTATTGCAGCATTAGTTCCTGGGGCAGGACAAGGTTCGATTTCAGTAGGAGCGCAAACATTGGTTGCGGCAATGCCAACTAACTTAATTGATAGTTTGCCAGCTACAATTCTGTATAACGCTTCTCAATCCAAAAACACTCCGGGTGCTGGATTAGGAGATTATAAAAAAGTGCTTTCTATTGCAGCAGTGACTAGCGCAACAATTGCAGCAGAATATGCTAAGATCTATGCTACAGCTCCAGCAAAAGTGATAAATAACAAAACTAACGTTCCGTTTATTTATGCACCGCTAGGAGATCGGCAATTAATTAAAATTGCAAACAATGCAGTTGGAGCAGCTCAGCAAGTAAACTTCTTAGTTGAAGGATCTGGAACGAGCGAAAAAATATCTTATAACGGCATCGAAATAAAATTCGTTCCATTAGTAGGATTCAGAGTCTTGGCAGATCCTAGATATTTAAAAGTGATTATGGACTTAATGTCTGATATGTCGGGTTTAAATATCGGAGAAGTTGGAGAAGGAGCTATGCAACGTTTTATCAAAAACATTCAGACTCTTACAACTTGGGTAACGAATCAAAGATATATCACTCTTTACGGAGGATAGTAATAACGGGCAGGAAACTGCCCTTAATACCTAGTTTATTATGTGTGAAATAGCATTAGCAAAATCACGTAACCTTAATTGCGTTACGAAAAAGGTAGGGATTAGGTCTCTTTCAATAATCAAATACGATCCTTTAAATAGAGTTGTTACTGCTCCAACAGGTGTGGCTACGCTTCCAGCTTATATGCTTACTGCTACAGCTCCAGCAGGGGCGAAAATAGCTCGTTTCGACGTTAAAAATACTACTTCAAACTATACAGATACACTTACTAACAACCTAGATACCCGTTCTGGAGGGCGTAAGGGTCAGTTACCATTGGTTTTAGTTTCTGCAACTGGGTTAGATAATATCGAATTATCCAACATTGTTGACGAATTAACGAAAACGGAGTTCGTGGCGTTTTTGGAAATGAAAAACGGTGACTATTTTGCTATAGGGTCTCAGTTTGGGTGTCTGGTTTCAACTGCTGTAGATACTACAGGAGGACAGGACGGTGATTTGAACGGCGTAACGATTACAATCGATACAGACGAAGCGGATTCTTTCCGTAAATTCTTGCTTACTGCTCCAGCTGTAGCGCAATTACTTGCTTCTACAATGCCTTACTAAGTAAAAGAAAGGAGGTGTTTAATATAAAGGGCGTATCATTGCGCCCTTTTTTAATAACTAATTGAATGAAAGTAGTAACTCAGGCAGTGCCGATAATCAAATTTTCGCCCCGCTTTTACCCTGCTTTATTAGATGTATTGGTATTTACTTTAGATAACGGCACGGTAATTCCTTTTACATGGATAATAGAGAAAAATAATATCGTAGTAACTCTGGGAAGTATTGAAGGATTCACACAAGGAAGTAATTATTCATTCACAATTACCAAAGGCGCAGATATTGTTTACAAAGGAAAACTTTTATTTCTAAAAGACGATACGGACGTGCAAAACTACACTAACAAATCACAAAATACAGCACGATGGGAAACATAGAAAATATATACTCTTTCAGTGGTGAAGAAGTCGTAAAAATGTCAGCTTGGCAACCTATTGATATTAATCCAAGAATCACGCAGGGCGGTTTTAATGCCGTTTGCAACGGAACTAACAATTCCAATTACAAAACACTTCGTGATGCTTATGATGATAGCCCTACAAATCAAAGCATTATAAGTTCGTTTGTCAACTTTATGTATGCCGATGGGATTAAAAACGTTGGTTCTGATTTAGTTATTGCGGATTACATAACTCCAGACGATCAGGAGTTGATTTGTTTAGATACTAAAATGATGGGCGGGTTTGCATTGCAAGCCATTTGGAATGACAGCGAAAAAGACCGTAAAATTTTGAAATTTGAATATGTACCTATTGAAAATTTTGCAGTTGAATTAGACAACAGGCTTGTACATCCAAAAGTCGTGGGTTATTGGTACTCTTGGGATTGGACACAATCTCCTACTTATACACCTGTGCCCTGTAAAAAATTTAACGGCACATATCAGGGTGGTGTAGAGATTGTAATAATCCAAAGAATTACTAAAAATAAATTCTTTCCATTGCCTGATTATTTTTCTTGTATTAATTACTGTATTGCTGAAGGCTTTTTAGGACAAAATACTAAGACACATTTCCAGTTTGAAAATAAAATTACAACTGTTATAAATTTCAACGGAGGAAAGCAAGGTTCTGCAACCGAGGAAGTGAAAAAGAAAAAAGCCGAAGAGGTAAAGAAAAACTACACAGGAGGTTCACCAAAGCATCATGTCGTAGTTTCTTTTAATTCCGACGCTCTTGACGCCACAACGATAGATCAAGTTGAAACGCCTAACCTAAACCAACAAAATGTATTTTTCGCTGAAGAGTGCGAAAGAAAAATCATTGTCGGTCATAGTGTGCCAAAAATTCTTTATTCTGGGTCAAGTGATGCCTCTGGATTCTCTAGTAATGCAGACGAAAGAATTATAGCAACTAAAGATTTGTACAGAAGAAATATAAACCCTTTGAGAAAGGTTGTACTGGACGGACTTACAGGATTATTTAAATTGATCGATCCAGCTGTTAAATTGGAGTTTGTGGACTTTGAAGAGTTTAGAGAAGAAAAACCAGTAACCGAAACACCGCCAATAGTATGATAACTAAACTATTCATAACAGCCGAGCAAGTAAAAGCCACTACTTCGATAAGTAGCGTAACAGACAACGACCCGATAGAGCAAAAGATTTATTATGCTCAGATTACTGATATAGTGCGTATTTTAGGTCAGTCATTGTATGACAAAATCTATACTAACCTAGTAGCAGGTACGCCGTTGGAAGGAGAGTATTTAAACATTTTCAATAAGTACATTATTGATATGCACGTATTTTTCACTGCTCATTACTTTGTGTTATTCAATGAGGTAAAAGTAGGTAATACAGGAAATACTGTTTCGACCTCTGGAAATTGGCAACCTTCGTCAAAAACAGTAGCTTTATCCGAACAGTACAAAAGTTTAGCTATATCAGTTGAAAATAATTTTCGTGAATATATGAAAAATTCCACGTTAACAGAGTGGGGGAATTGTCAAAAATCGGCAGAGATTACGAACTTTAACGACTTCTACTAATGGCACAACAGCATATTAATTACTCGTTTCCGAACGACAATTTAGGAGACCCATTAAGACAGGCGTTCGTAAAAACAGAATCAAATTTCAATGAGCTTTACGCAAATAAGGTTGATAAGATTGTTGGGAAAGGGCTTTCTGATACCAATTATACGCAAGCCGAAAAGGATAAGTTAGCAGGACTTACTGAAGGTGGTCAAATACAGTCTGATTGGGATCAAGGAGATGCTGGAGAGGTTGATTTTATTAAAAATAAACCAGTAAACACCAGTGATTTCAACAATGACGGTGATGGTACACAAGCTTTTGTAACGGATAACCCTAGCGCAGCACCTTATGCTAGAATAAACGGCTCTTGGGTTGCTTTGTCTGATTTTTTAGTACCTAAAATACAATTTACAGCAGACGGTGTACAAGATACTTTTAGCATGGGAGTAACCGCAACAATAAAAGCAGTTTTCTGGAACGGAGCATTATTAAATGATGCTGACTGGTCACAAACAGGAACTACATTTACATTAACATTTATACCAACGGCAGGAGATTTAATTAAACCAATATAACACTATGAAAAAGTATTTATTTATTTTACTGCTTACGATAGCAGGATATGGTCAAACATTACAAAACCCAACATTTGGGACGGTAACTTCTAAAACAGCTCCAACGGTAATAAGTGTAAATCATTTAGCAACAGTTGAGGCGAGTGGTGTAATGGCTAAAATAGTTCCAACGTCTAATATTATTCAAAATGCAAGTATAGCATTAGGAGCTACAGTTACGGACGCTTTGAATAATTTGAATGCAGGAGCGGTTTACAAAAAAACGATAGCGCAAATAAGATCGTTATCAGGAACGTTACCAACTAATAATTTTTACACTACCGACATAAGACAGGAGGGAGAGTGGTACTATGATGCATCTGACGTAGTAAGTGCAGATAATACAGGGACTGTCCTTGTTACCTCTGACGGCAAAAGAATAAAAAGGATTTATGAAAATAAAACCGTGAATATAGAGTGGTTTGGAGCTATTGGAGACGGATATACAGATAACACATCTTTTATTCAAAGTGCAATAAATACAGGTAAAAAAATATTTGTCCCAGAGGGTATCTATATAGCTTCAAATATTACACTTTTAAATAATTCTAGTTTGTCAGGATTAGGTGAAAAAAGTATATTAAAGTTTAAAACTGGGTCTACTGGATATATGCTTAATGGAGACTTAGTAGGAGGTATTAGTTTAAAAAAAATAAGTTTATATGGTGCTGACGATATAGAATATCAAACTGTATCATCTATAGGTACTAGAGCTGGAATATACTTAAATACAAATGCCCCAAAAAGCAAAATAACTAATTGCAAAATTTATGGTTTTAGCGCTATAGGTGTAGGTTATAACGGTACGGTAACATCTAAAGATAATAAGAGTATAGATATAAGTAATTGTAATTTCTTAAGTAATTATTGTGCAGTTTCTACGGCACCAAGTGGCGTTAATCATTATACAGCCGTATCTGGTGGGACTGGTGGGGAATATAGCAATATTATAGGTTCATCTTTCTATTTAAATAGATATGCAGTAGTTGCCAGCGCGGGCAACACTAACATTACAGGAAATGTAATTAGTAATAATGGTTACGGAATTTACACGACATCGGTCAGCAATGTAGGTCATGGAAATATAGTTAGCAACCTCATAAATCACTCTACTGTAAATTCAATAGAAATGGTTGATAACATAATAGGTCACGTAATATCGGGGAACTCTATATATAGTGGAAATATAGTATTTACAAATTGCACAGGTATAATATTCAGCAGTAACCAAATAAGCGTTACAGGAATTACTATTACAGGGGCAGGATTTCATAACTTTGCAGATAACTTTTATTTTTTAGACCCTGTATTTTCAGGCGGCTTTACTAATTGTCTTTTTTCTAATAACTTTAGCAAAACATTAAACGAATTTGTAAATAACGATTCTTTTGTTGGTAAAATAACCTCAGGATATATACCCAGATCTAACAGCGTTGGAAGATTTGTTAATGCAAATATATACGATGATGGCTCAAACATAGGGGTGGGTACTATTAATCCTATAGGTAAATTAACTATTGCAACGGGTACAGCTCCGACTACTAGCATTTCAGCACAGGTGTCTGGTACAGTATCAATGTCTAATAATGGTACAGGCGTGTCTCTCCCTGTTATATCTAGCAAATCCAATAGCTCTATAGGTATGTATTTAATAGGGGCTACCGCTGATATTCATGCGGGTTCAACTGACTTTCAGATAAATGTAAGAGAAACAGATAACACAGATTTTGCAACACTTACGAGTTCAGCTTTTAAATTTTCTAGGTTTAGCACAACTTTAGTAGATATTTTAAGAAACGGAAATACTTCATTTACAGGTGATATATCAGCCCCATTATTTACTGGAAGTGCTTCGCTTACAGGAAACCCAACCGCACCAACACCAACGGCAGGAGATAATGATACGAGTATACCTACTACTGCATTTGTTACTGGGGCAATTGCAACGGCTGTTGTAACCGCTAGACCTTATAAAGTTTATACGGCAATATTATCTCAGTCAGGCACCAGTGCGCCAGTTGCGACAGTGTTGGAAAATACTTTGGGTGGTACTGTTGTTTGGAGTAGAGTAAGCACAGGAGAATACAGAGGTACATTAACAGGGGCATTTACAGCGAATAAAACAGTGGTATTGCAAGGAGGAACGGCAGCATTTAAAAGTACAAATTCTTTTCCAGTAACTGTCGATTATGTACAAGTTAAGACGTTCAATCCTTCTACACTAACGTCTGAAGATAGTATTTTAGTGAGTTATTCAATAGAAATAAGAGTTTACCCATAATTAACAATTAAACACAAATAAACATGAAACAATCAAATTTTTTAAGCCTTAACTGGCGAGACGTTCTAAGAGGTTTTTTACTTGCGTTAATTGCATTCATTCTTAATTGGCTACAAGAATCTTTTATTCCTGCTCTGGACGTTTCTCCAGAGGTAAAAACGATGATTTTGGCAGGGCTTGCTTATTTGGCAAAAAATCTGTTCACCCCAGCCGATAAGTCAAATAGAAATGCAGGATTGGATTAGCTATATGGATAATAATTAATATTTGGAAAAATGACCGACAAAGTAACAGAGGAAGTAATTAATTTTTTTGTAAAATTCATTATCATTCCTGTATTTGCTGTTTTTGTAAAAATATCAGTCGCAAGTATGAACGGGGGAAAAACAACTAAAGTAAATATAGTACTGTCTTTATTTGTGGGCGTTGCTGTTCCTTTTATTTTAAAGGACTTAATAGACTACTATATTTCTAAAGAATGGGCTACGGCTGTTATCGGATTCATTGCAATTCTTAGTGATAAAATTGCCGAAACGGTTATCAAAAAAGTAAAAATAGATTTAATTATAACCTCTTTAATAAACAATTTAATAACGCCAAAATCAAAAGAGTAATGAAGTTAAATTCAATCGGATACAAAGCATTGCATGAACGTGAAGGGTTACGTTTAAAGCCTTATTTAGATACCAAAGGTATTGCTACTATAGGAATGGGAGTTGTATATTATCCAGACGGCAGAAAAGTAACAATGCAAGACAAGCCGTTAACAATTGAACAGGCTGGAAATTTAGCCACAATAACAGCTGATAAATTCGCCTTTCAAGTTGATAAGCTTTTGACTTCTAAAGTTAATCAAAATCAATTCAACGCCTTGGTATCTTTGGCTTATAATATCGGAATTAACGGCTTTAGAAATAGCACTGTTTTACGAAAAGTGAATATTAATCCCAACGACCCAGCTATTAAAGAAGCCTTTATGATGTGGACTAAAAATGTGGAGCTGATGGGAAGAAGAGAGTCAGAAATTAAACAATATTTTACACCATGAAAAATCAAAAAATACCTATAGACGAAATTATAAGCGTAGGGGGCTCTTTAATTTCAGACAAACCGCCCACAACATTTTTTGGGCGAGTCTTCCGAATACTTAAAAAACTAATACAAATAAAAGACGGTGCGAATATCAGAATTAAAAAGTAGTTTGTCGCAGTAATTGAAAAACATTTCTTGGAAATTATTCGGAAGTAAAAAATAAAAAAACCGCTCCAAAAAGAGAGCGGTAAAAAAATAATTAATTAATTAAAACCTATCTGGACAAAGATAGTAATTAAAATTTAATTGTTATACTACTTTTTCTTGGAGTTGTTGAAACTTTTAGTACTTCATTACCATAAGCATCAAAAGCAGGTTGTTTTTGAGCTAATTTTAAAAGCTCGGTTCTATCGTCTAAATCCTTTTTCAAAGTTTGCCAAATTTCATCATCTGAATAGTTAATTGTATTCCCTCCGTTAGTTGGGGTAAATTCAACGCCTAATACAGTTACTTTTTCCGTATCAATAATATGATTTCTAAACTTAGATAAAGCAGCCGAAACAACTTGCTCTAAACGAACCAAATTAGCTCCTAATTCCATTATTTCAACCTCTCCAGATTCTAAAACACTGTCGATTAAATTTTCACCTGTTTTAATAGCGTCTTTCTTTGTAAAAGTGCTATCGTATAGAGCGGTCATTTGTTCCGCTCTCATTTCAAAAAATTGTAATTTACTCATTTGTTTTTTCTTTAGGGGTTAATTGGTCTTTTCTAGTATCTTTTATTTTTACAAATTCTGGATTAGTTTGCAATGATTTGTATTTGCTCCAGACTACTTTCATTTCTTCTAAAGTAGCGACTAATTCCATTTCATTTATAGCTACTTGTAATTCGCTTACACCACTTTCGCACCAGTTTTTAATTAAAATACCAGTTTCTTCTGTAATTAAAAATGGTTGCTTCCCTTCAAATAAATTAGTCCTATCCTTTGATGGAATCGCTAAATGAGTATCTCTGTCAATATTTAAAGAAACAGTTAATTCGTATTCCCAGCCTTCACGTTGTTGGTCTTTCATTCCTACTTTATGGACTTTTTTACCTTCTCCCATTACGGTTTCCATTTTTGAACGAGTACAAGTAATAACGTGAGCATTGCAATGCAATACAGCGTTAATAAATTTGTCGTGTCTAGGAGTTGTTTTGCTCCACGCACTCCACGTATTCCCCCTAAATGATGATTGTGCAAGTAATTCGTTTTCTTCTAATAAACAAGTCCATTCGTGTGAACTACTATCTATTATAATTACTTCTATTCCAGCTTCAACACAAGCATTTAACGCCTGTATATATTTTTCTGGTTGAAATGGAGGAGATAAGTCTATAACGTTGAAGCTACCTAAATCAGAATATAAACTTGCAGATCCATTTTCCGTATCAATAACAGCTATTTTATCCCAGTCTCCGCAAATGCCTTTCGCCATTCTGAGTGCTGAATACGTTTTACCAGCTCCAGAGGGAGCCGATATATTTAAACGTAATTTTACTTGTTTTCTTGTCGCTTTCTTTAATTGCATTTTTGATAAGTTTTAAATATTAATAATTAAAAAGGGAGGTCATCAGCTTCTG